CGTAAAGACCACGCGGACGGATGGCAATCACCCGCGCCGGCTGCCGCCACGTTTCGCCCGCGCCGAACACAACATGCGTGCGCTCGTATTGGCTGCCCGTGTAGGGAGTGAATGACGGGGTTGAGGAAAGAATCACGGTGTAGGGGTCGAGATGGCCGTTCGCGTCGGTGCGCAGGTATTTGGTCGCCACGCTTCCGGTTTCCAGTTGTGCGCCCCATATCACCGCCGAACCTTGTGCCGCCGATGAGTCAGACATAGATCCAGCAGCGCAAGCGGCAGGATAAAGACTCACTCCAAGCTGTGTGTTTCCTGTTGTGTTGTTTGTGATTCTGCAAATAAATCTCCAGTAGTCCCCTGAACTCTGGATGGAAGCTAAGGAAACAACCCCTGTATCAGTGTTCAAACGATGGTTTGTATATACAGGAGTCCCCCCAGTCAAAGCCATATTGACACCAAAGGTCGGAGCTGTTCCGCCGCTGGTTTTCTTCACATATACAGTAAATGTGTAGTCCGAGGAATTATTCGGCACCGTTACTGCTTGCCAAATCCCAAAATACGAAACCGCGCTGCTATCTGTGAGCGTGTCGGCTGTCTGCTCACCATCCGGGGCGACGTCGGTGTTAGCAGTCAACACTTTGGACCCCAACGAGGCCCAAATCGCCTCGTTGAACGCTTCGGAGTGTCGCAGCATGTTGGTCTGGACATATCCTTGCACAACCTGATGCGGCCCATCAACGCCGCCTGCTTTGGTGCGCAGGCCAACGTAGTGAGCGCCGCCCGCGAAGGTCATCGGTTCGCTCAAGGTCAGGGCGCGTGTGTCTTCATTCCATGCCGTGGCTTCCGCGTGCTGTCCCCAGGCTGGCATGTCATGCTGGATGGCGATCAAGTCCCCTGGCGACGGGATGAAACCTTCCATTTCGGTGCTGAACTTGACGATGCGGCGACGATAGCGGTTCGATGCGGCTTGATACAGCCCTTCCTTGTAGGCTTGCTGGCGGCTGGTGACGCCGAACAACTCCACCTTCGCCGGCTTGTCTGCTGTGCTACCTGACAGCGTGCAAGTGACCCGCTGCGGCGACCAGTATTGCGAATCGAAGTAAGCCATTTCCACGGCGTCGGCCGACTCGTCGGACGGCATGATGTAGTCAATGCTCAGACTGCCGCGTTTGATGTTGCGCATCGAGAACAACGCCACCGGCACGGTTGCTGGGCCATCGCGCATCACCCGCACGATGCCGCCTTGCATGTAGGGCTTGGCGCGGCCAGCGCCGGCCAGCTTGGTTATCGCTTCCCAAAACGAGATGGCCGAATCGAATCTCCCGTTGAACTCGTCTCCGCGTGCGGTCCAGATCGCGTCCAGTGCCAGCAGCGTGGCGAGGTCGATGCGGGCGTCCGCCAGCTTGCCGCCATAGGTGGTGTTGCGGCAGGCGTCGGCAATCGCCCAGGCGATGCTGCTGGTGGCGGTCGCTGCGCTCCAAGTAGAGCCATTCCAGATCGGCAGCTTGCGCGTGCTGATGACGTTGATCTTGCGGCTGGCCTGTGCGCTCAAGTTGTTTGATGCCCGCAAGCGCATGGCGATCAGAGTTACATCGCCGAACGTGCGCGTCTCCGGGAAGTAGGCCCGCATCCCGGCCCAAATAATTTCATGCCCATACACGGTGTCGGTTTGCTTGGTGTCGGTGCGCCGCATCCTGACTTCGTAGCGACCTGCGGCGACGTTGTATCGTCGGCTGATCCGCTGCGGGGTGGTGGTCTTGTCGGTGATGGTTTCGGTGCCGAGCGTGGACCAGCCGCTTATCGGTGCGCCGCCGCTGTCTATGGTGCGAGCCTCGACAACGACGTTGACCGACATGCTGGTCAGCGTGCCATCGTTCTCCGCTTTGTAGAGTCCGCGAGGGGTCACGAAGTCGATGCCGATTGTGTTCGCACTGGTGCCTGCCGCGTTTGCGACGTAGCTGCCGAGATACCGATGCACGGTGACGTTGCCACTGGTGGTTGCGCTCGCCACCGTGATCGTGAATGTGTCTGCTGTCGGTGCCGTGGCGACTACATACGCGCCATCGGCTGCCGTTCCGCTGGTGAAGTCGAGATAGACTGATTTGCCGGGGGCGATATTGTGCCCGGTCTGCGTCACGGTCAGTGTGGTGCCGCTCTGGTTATAGGTTCCTGTTCGCACGCCGGCCAGTTCCTGCCCGCTCGCCTCCGGGCTGGTGGCGACGTTGCTTGGGAATAGCGTGATGCTGCCGCCTGGCGGGATGACCTCATAGGTAATCTCGGCGAAGTTGGCAATCGGCGTGTCCTCAATGCGGATCGCTTCGATGTCATATTCGCCTTGCCCAAGGCAGAGCAGTTGGTAGAGGAATTGCTCGTTGCCGGCATATTCGACATAGGGCGTGGCGGCGAAGTCCGGGAATGCCATCATTCGACCGTACTGCACCGGGATGGCCTGATCCAGCCGCGCCATATTACCCTGCGCTTGCAGGTTGTATGTCGGGCTTGGCGCGGCCAGGGCTTGCGCCTGCTGCGCACTGGTTGGTTTCGGCGGCGGGATGATGGCATTGACCAGCATGGAGCCGACCATGATTGATGCCGCACTCACCGCGCCGGCTGCGAAGCTGCCAGTCGCCAGCGTTGCGCCCATTTGCCCAGCCGCCCATGCGCCGGCATAAGGGGCGAACACCGTCACGGCCAGCATCAACAACATCCGCAGCGGGTTCGATCCACCGCCTCCGCCCTCCGGTAGCACCACCACGGCGAAGATGTCGCCCTCGTTGACCGCCTGGTCCCAATCCGCCCGCATGACCGGCTCGCCGTTGCGCAGGATGATGAACGGCACCGGCTCCTTGATTGCCAGTGCAGAAATGGGTCCGGTAGCTTGGAGTTCCCGATATTCGCGGCTGCCCGCTGGGTTGAAGGGGTCGCGTACCGTGACGCAAGTGGCGAACATCATGCGTTCCTCCGATACCAGCCCAGCACGCGCCAGCCGGTTTGTTGCAAGCTGGAAAGCGTGCTGAACACCACGCCGGAACCTTCGACGCAATGCACCACGCCGCCGCCGTCCGCCGTGGTCCAGACGCCGACATGCGCCGCCCGGTCGGACTTGCCCATCAGCACGCCGGCACCTTCCTCCGGTGCGGCAAGGCTTTGCCAGTTCTGCTTTTCCGGGTGCGCGTTCATGGCGCGGCTGATTGCGGTCTGGTTTAGTGCGTCCACGTCAACTGCTGGCACGATCCAGCCGAATTGCTCGCGCCAGACGCGACGAGCGAATGCCCAGCAATCGTGTTCGCCTGCTATCCAGGGATCACCGATGTATTGAATGGCCCAGGTCATTGTGCAATCAACCCAGGAAAGACCGCTGCCGTGTAATCCTTCGACGGGAAGCGCTTGTTCGCCAGATCGCCGAAACCGCAGGTCGCCCGGATGCGGAACACGGTGGCGGAAATGGACAGCACGGTCAGTGTAATCGGCGGGTCGTTCTCCGGGCCGACATCCAGATTGCTCGACAGAAAGGCGCGATAAATGACGGTGATGGGTTCCAGGCTGCCGAGGCTGGCCTCGATCTGAGCCAGAATTTCCCGGCTCACGTTGTCCATCTCGATCGTGCATTGCGGCACGGCAGAAAACGTCGCGTCAGGTGGCACGATGTCGAAGGCGAAGCCGACGAAGGTTTGCAGGGTGCCGGCGTCTCTCGGGGCGCTCGCTTCCAGCCTGGCATCAAGCGTCGTGTTATCCCTCACAACTCGGATCGGCACGCTGAAATTGGGGTGCCAGATTTCCAGCGTGTGATAGATGATGCTGTTGCTGGGTGCGCTGGCATAGGCTTCTTTGATCGCGGCGGAGAGCGTGGAGTCCATCAACGAATCTCCAATGTGGCGTCAACGAACCAATTCATGCCAGGCAATGGCACCGCCGTCCAGGGTCCGGTAAAACGCGCCTCAACCGGCTTGATGCCGCCATCGCCAAGTGCGAGTTCCAACCCTGTGAACCAGGACGCGCCGCCGTTGGCTTCTGCTGGTCCATCGAACCATTCTCGGAACGCTTTCATCTGCGTATCGTCCAGTTTCCATTGCAATTTCACCTTGTCGTTCCGTGCCGCCGTGCGCCTGCGCTGGCGTGCCGTTCCGACTTCAACATCAGTGCGGACGGTCTGGTCGGCGGGCGACAACTGATAGCCGGTGAAGCTCGGGCGCGGCAGTGTGGCGGGGTAATACACCGTTTCTACCGGGCCGAGCAGGGGGGCAATGTGAGCGCCCAGCAGGGATGTCGGCAGGTAGCCTAACGCCACCGCTACACTTACCGGCAGGGTCGAGACCGATCCGACGCCCAGCGTGCCGCCTGTACCAATTGCGCCTAAGTCAGCCATATCAGTTGGTTTCCCAGGTGTTGCTGGTTTCCATCACGAACATGCCGGTGCCGGCTGCGGTCGGCTTGATCGCCATGAAGGTTTTGCCGGCCAGCGGACCGGTGCCGCTCCAAGTATCCCCATCGTTGATCTGGCTGGCGACCGGGTGCAGAAAATGCCAGAAGCCGCGCATGCGCCCGCGAATAATCGGCGTGGTGTAAGGTTCTTGCACCCACACCTGCGACAGGTAGACCGCAGCATCGGATGGGTTCGGGTAATTCAAAAATCCGTTCAGGGTTGAGACGCTGTGAGCGGAATTGCCGTGCTTGCCGAACGGCGTGGCCTGCGGTCCGTTCTGGTTGAACGATCTGGCCAAAAAATGACCCGGCACCGTTGTGGTAACGGCGCTCAACAAATCCAGGTTTTCGTTGCCCGCCGAAGCCAGCGGCATGCCGGTGCCTCCAGCTTCTTGAATATTGCGCCCGATGACCGCACTCCGAAACCCGTCCGTGATACCTGGCATGACGCTGAAAATCTCGCCGATCATGAACGAGGCATAACCGGGATAGTCATCCGAGTAAATAAACATATAGGCGGTGCGGTCATCGGCCACACATACCCATTTGCGTGCCGTGGCGTCCAGCGTGCGCGATTTACGCAAGAACAGGCCAGCGGCAAGTTGTGTGGCGGTTGGGAACAGGCCCGTGCCTGCATCGACGGTGGTCATCACCTCGTAGCCGCGCAGGAAAGCCTCTTTGCCAAGTGCTAGTGTGCCGCCTGCCGCGTCGTCAAATCGATAGTAGTGCCGCACACCCGAATTGGCACGATACGCCGCTTGATTGGTGCCGGTGAACGGCTTGGTCCATCCTGCT